CCAGTTCCTGCGCTGTCGGCCGCCAGTAGGACTTCACCACCGGCAGGCCGTCGGCCTCCGTGACTGTGATCGCGATCGCGTTGCACGGCAGCTGCTGTTGATCCCAGCCCGATGGGGCGCCGAGAACGCGGTTGTTCGATGGGTGCTGAGTCGGTCGCATCGGATCACTCCCCCAGCATGTACGACCCGACCAGGTCGGCGATGTTGACTTTGTCGGCCTCTGAGGCTCCCAGGAAGGGGCGGGCCGGGATGTCGCCCCATAGGTGGGGGAAGTCGCTTTTCTTGCCGCCGAACTGCTGCATGGCGGCGTAGACCATGGGGCTGCCGATGCCGACTTCGTTGTCGGACACGATCTGATAGTTGATCGTCGTGGCCAGCGCGCGCGTTTCACCGGTGAGGGGCTTCTTGCCGGCGATCTTTGCCGCGGTCTTCTTGGAGTGCGTGCCGTCCTTCTTGCGGGCGAACAGGTCGCTGTACCTGGCGATGGTGGTCGCGCTGTTCGGTGCCCAGGGTGTGCCGTCTGGTGCTTTTGTGGTGGAAAAGCGCCTTTTCGTGGACTCGGTCTGGTCTTCGCCGATCTCGGCGAGCACCGGGCGCAGGTTCCGGCCGCGGTCCAGAATGCCCTGCAGGTAGTTGAGCCCACTGCGGTTGGTCAACTCGATCAGTTGCGCCATGGCGACCTCCACATTAAAATATGTGTTCCCTGTGGCACCAGCTCCCGGTAGTTATCGCCGGATTCGTTTCGGACGTTTTGGCTGGGGTTCACGGGGTTTCTCATTTCCGAGCCTTGGTCTTGATCACCAGGCTCTCCAGCTGCAGGGAACGGTTCCGCTTCCCAGACAGCACCTCCCACACCGCTCGGAACACCTCGCCGTTGATGGCCTTCGTGGCCACGACCGTGGGGTTGCCATGGCGTGACGCCTTGCCAGCGCGCAGGGCATCGGCGTCGTTGAGCGCCTGCAGCAGCAGTGCGAAGTCGGCCGGCTTGGCTGGGCGCTGGCCGGCGCCGTCGAACTTGTGGGAGCCTTCCACATGGCGAGGCGCTTCGGCCGGCAGCATGACGGTGAAGCCTTCCACGGGTGTGCCCGCCACGGCACCGAGCTTGCCCGGCTGCTCGACAAAGCCCATCCACAGCGGATCGCGGCGCTGCCTGTCGGCCAGCACGTCGCGCACGAAGTCCTGCACCAGGTCCTGCGCGTTGATGGTCCGGTTTACATCGGCCGACAGGGCCTTGCTGATCGCTGGCGGGTATTCGATCAGCTTGTCCTGCACGAACGTGCGCAGATCGTCGTCGGCGCGCGCGCCGGGCGCGTAGTCCCAGCCTTCGTCGATGCCGGCCGGTGCGCCGGTCTTCGGGTTGGTGGCCAGCCAGCCGTCTGGTGGCTCGGTGGCGTCGCCATCGGTGGGNGCCTTGACCGCTACGACGCGGCATTTGCAGCCCCAGCCGTTGGGCGGGAAGTGGGTCGCCCAGAACGGGTGGTCGTGGCGCAGGGTGAGGCCCGAGTCGCCCCAGGCCTTGTGGTGCGGGCGCGGGCTGGTCACGCTGTCGTCGTGGATGTAGCGCCAGAACGGCCGGCGTGAGAGCAGCGCTGGATCCAGCAGCTGCTTGCTGCGGCCGGCCGCGTAGGACGTGGCCAGGTTGGTCTGGTAGATCACCCGCGTGCGCCAGGCCTCGCCGGCCTTGGTGCCTTCGCCGGTCCAGCCGGTCCAGCCGTTCTTCTGCACGATAGCCTTGAACTGCTTTCGGAACTCGCCGATGCTGCCGCCCTGCACCGCGCCGTCCACCGCACCGCGCAGGTCGTGCAGCAGGTCGGCCTTCATGGCGCCGGCCACCATGAACGCGCGGTCGTGCGCGCCGCGCTGGATGTCGCGCCAGGTCTCGCTGGGCAGATTGAGCTTCTTGCGGAAGAAGTCGATCTGTTCCTGGAACTGCTGCCGAGCGCCGTCCAGCGTTTCCTTGGGCGTGATGGCGTCAGGCACCGGCGCTCTCCTGTGCCGCGGCGTCCATGCCCTGCAGCTGGGCCAGGGTGAAGGCCAGCTGCATCAGCTCCTGCAGCTGCTCGGTGGGCAGATCGCCATACGGCGCCCAGCAGCGCTTCCTGCAGGGCGTCCGGGCGGTCATACGCCGGGTTGTTCACCAGCTCCTGCAGGCGGTCGATCCAGTTGCCCACCAGGTGGGTAGAACCGTCGCCCAGGCGGCGCGTGAGCGCGGCTGTGGCCGAGGTGGTGGCCACCGCTGCAGCCTCGGCGAAGCTGGCCGGTTTGTCGTCAACGGGTGCGCCGCTACCCGGTTTGTCATCCAGATCGGCCTTCTTGTTGTTCACAACAGGTTGGCCGGGTGCTGGCAACACTGGCGGTGCTGGTGGTGGCGCCTTCTTCGTCCAGCCCTCACCGTACTTCGCGCGCAGCGTGTCCTCGTCGAGCTCGTAGCCCATGGCGTGGATGAGCGTGTCGGTCTCGGCGACCGACTTGGTGTCTTCCTCTTCTTTGACCTGGCGGTACACGGCGCAGGGCTCCAGGCCGTTGAGTTCGCAGATCCACGCGATCAGCGTTTCGTTGAGCGTTTCGCTCAACAGGTCGCTGTCGGCCTGGGTCAGGTCCTGGCGGACGTTCTGCCTCTCTTTTGAAGCAGCTGCGAGCGCTCCGCCGCCAGATCCCGAGGGCTCCTGGCCGGTCAGCACCTCGGCGATCCATTCGTCCATGTAGCGCACCAGCTGCTCTTGCGTCGTCACGTTGCCGGCCAGCTTGCTCTCCAGCAACGCGATCTCCATGCCCTCGGGCGTGGCCAGGTAGCCGTCATTGCTCATGGCGCGCAGCGCGCTCACCAGCGTGGCCTTTTCCTTCGGGCTGGCGTTGCGCGGGTATTTGCCGTGCGGCGTGGGCGAGCCGAAGCGGTCGTTCAGCTTGTTCCAGGCCACGATGCCCTTGCGCTTGAAGAACACAGGCCAGTACAGCTGCAGGCCCAGGCCCGTGCCATACGGGTTGTCGTCTTCCGGGTTGACGCGGTGGACGATGAACTTGCGCTCCGGTACCGGGATGCCCTTTTGCATCGCTTCGCGGGTGAGCATCTGCAGGCGGGGCGGGCTGTTCTCGTCGTCCTGCACGTAGACGAAGCGCTTTTGTGCCCGCTTGGGCACGCGCGCTGGCGCGACCAGGTTGTTGCGAATCGTCCAGACGATCTCGGCGATCGCGTGGCCCGCGAGCAGCGCTTCCTGCAGGTCGGCGCACAACCGGTCGAACGCGAAACCCTTCAGGATCTCGGTCAGTGTGAGCGCGTCGGCGCTGGCCTTGGCCGACTTCTTCTCGCGTGGCTCCACCTGCCAGGCCTTGCCCACCAGAGCCAGTTGGCGTTTCTGCAGGCCGCTGAACACCTTGCCGTCGCGCCGCAGATCGCGGTACAGCTCCACGCCACCGTTGCCGCGCTCGATGAGCAACGGGTCGTTGGTGCGCAGGATGCCCATGTAGGGCGCCTCGAACGGATCGCGCAAGCGGTTGGCGAACTCGGCGGTGAGTTCGGGTGTGATACCCGACTTGCTGGCCTCGGCCGGTGGGGTCTTGGGCTTAGCCATGGACGAAATCTCCAAAGTTTGAGCTGCTCTCGCGCGGGCCGCCGCTCATGAATTCGATGGGTGCCGAAGGGTTCGACGCGGCCATCCTGGCCAGTGCCATTGCCCAGAAGCGGTCGGCGTGGCCGTTGGTGTCGGCCTCGGCCACGAAGCGGATGTTTCCGGCGGCCGTGGTCACCTTCTGCAGCTTGCGGAAGTCGGCGCGGATGTGCGGGTCTTCGGGGATGCGCATCTTGCGGTCCTCCATGTCGCCCTTCACGCCGTAGGCCAGCGCCTCTTTCACCGGGCCTGTGAACGTGACGCCCTCGACGCGGTTTTCACCGTACATGTCCTGGGCGTCGTCGGTCCATCCGATGCCCATGCCGGTGTTGTCGATGCAGGTGCGATCGCAGATCTCGATCCAGGGCCAGAGAATCTTTTCCTGCTCGCTCTTTCGCATCTTCTCCAGGCATTCCACGTGCCGCGTGTACAGCACGTCGCCCAGCTGCTCGACCACCCACAGCACCGTCAAGTCCTTCTTGCGGCCAATGTCGATACCAGCGAACAGGCGGCCTTGAAACGGCCCCTGCAGGCCGCGCTGCCAGTCGGTTCCGCCCGAGTACTCGCAGGCGGTGATCAGCCCGTACTCAAGGAACTTGGCGTCGTCGTCGGCCGGGATGCACATGTATTCCTGGTCGAAGCTCTCCGCGTCGGCCGCGCCGTTCTTGATGAAGTCGAAGTATTCGGCCTCGTCCATGGCCTGCTGCTCGGCGTCGGCCGGCAGGGCTTGCTGCAGCTTCCAGAGGAAACCCTGGTCCAGCGCATCCTGCAGGGTGACACGGTGCAGGCTGATCTTCTTCGGGTTACCACCGTGCCGCGCCTCGCGCACCAGCTGGTTGAAGAAGCTGTGTGATCCGCGGTGCGTGCTGATGACCTCCAACGAACCGCCCCATGTGATGCCGGGATAGGCGATCGCCCAGAGCTTGCGCTGGTCTTTGTGCAGCGCGAATTCGTCCAGGATGCGCGAGCCGCGCTTGCCGGCCTGCGCGTCCGGGTTGCTGGACATACTGTGGATGCGCCGGCCGTTGGCGAACTGCAGCACGTAAGCGCTTTGGTTCTTGTCCGCATCCAGCACCACCTCGCCCAGGTCCTTGGCGGCCATGTTCATGATGCCCGCCCAGAACTTGCAGTCCTCAATGAACAGGCGTGCCTGGATGTCGTCGCGGCTGCTCACCCACTCGTCATAGCGGGCGTTTTCTGAGGCGGTGCGTTCGTCGGCACCGTACGCCGCCGACCAGCTCCAGCCCAGCTGGCGGCCTTTTTCGCCCAGCTTGATGCGCGACTCGTCTTTGATCCACGCGCTCTGGAACGGCAGAAAGATCGCGTCGCGATCCTTCGGAATGCACTTGGCGCGGCCCTTGAACTTCATGGTGTCAACGCTGCATCAGCTTCGTTCGCAGCTCATAGCCCATCAACGGCCAGATCTTCTCCACCGCGTTCTCGCGGGCGATTCGGCGACCGATGGTGATGTTGAAGTTCTCAGGGCTTGCGCACGCCGATTCACCTGTCACGGTGAACCCATTCCGCAGCACAAGGACACAGAAGGTCAGCCGGTGCAAGTGCTCGGCGATGCCTGCAGGCCGTGTACCCATTTCGCTTTCACCCAACACGCCGTCTGCCGCAGTGAAATAGAACTCGCTGGCGATGTTCGATTCGATGTCGAACGGTGTGATGCGAGGCGCCTTGCTCGCGTGTTCTGCGATCGCGGCCTCAAGATCTTGATTGGCTTTCATGGCGTCCTTTCGGTGGGGTCAAACGATGCCCAAGGCCTCGCGAATCGCGGTCTTGGTGTCGGCGGTCACGCCGCCCTTGTTGGGCATGGCCTCCAGCTTGGCGCGCTGCTCTTCAATCAGCTTCTTGCGCGTGGACTCTTCCACCTCGGCCTGGAACTTCTTCAGGTTCACCGAGCTGCGTGTGAGGGTGGCGATGTTCTTCGCGGCCTTGCTCATCAAGGCAACGCGATCCTCTGGGCTGACGTCTTCCGCGCTGGCTTCCTGCAGGTCCAGGATGGCCTCGAAAAGCTCGGTCTGCACCAGAGCGGTCAGGGCCTCGCTGCGTGCGTCCTTGTCGTCGCCGGCCGATGCCTGGATCATCTTGGCGGCCTCGGTGCTGGCCCTGATTGCCGACAGGCGCCGCTCCAGCTTCTGGCCGTATCGGCCCACCGCGCTGCGGCTGGGCAGCGCGCCGGTGTGGGCCGCAGCGGGAAAGCGCTCGCGCAGGTCCGAGATCAGCTCATCGAGCGTCTGCGAGCCCGTGGCCAGCATCGCTGTGATGTAGGCCTTGATCTCCGGATCCAGCCGGCTGATGCTGCTCTTGCGGCCCATGGCTTACCAGTACTTTGCGGGCCGGGCAATCCCAGGCTCGCAGTCGATGGTGTATTCGGCCACGTCCGTGCCATGGCGCGTGAGATCGGCAAACCAGCGCCCGCTGGGCTGCTTGTCGACCTTGACCAGGTCGCGGCCTGCCAGGTAGTCCAGCTCACGACGCAACTCCAGCGGCGTGGCGTCCGGGTACTCAGACTGAGCGACCGAGAGGATCGGCCCTTCGAATGCACCGATGGGCCGCGCGTTGTTCAGCGTCAACAGGATGAGCCAGCGCAGCGCTTCGCGCCGCACCCGCGCCTGGTCAATGTGATTCATGATTTCCCCCCGTTGATGATCCCGCGCAGCTGCGCGTTTTCCAGTTTTGTGGCCAGCCCGTCGAGCTTGGCTTCAATGACGCTCTGGCCCCGGATGTAGTCCTCGCGGCGCACGTAGTGCACCGGCATATCGGCCTGCATCTTGAAAAGCTCACGCTCCACGCGTTGCCACTGATTGGCTTCTTCCCGGTTTGCAACCTCGATCGCATCGAGCCGCTTGCTCACCTGATCGTGCTGCGTCGTGCGCGACTGCTCTTGCACCGCGAATCGTTCGTCCAGGTGCCGCTGGTGCTGACCCAGCATCAGCTTGGCGGCGCCGGCACACGCACCGAAGAAGGCCAACAGCAGCATCACCAGCTGCCAGAAATCAACTTGCAACGTCACGCGAATGACCTCCGTTCGGCGCGCGTCTGGCACACCACACACAACTGGCAACCCGGCACAGCACGGCGGCGCTGGGCCGGAATGTCTTCGCTGCACTCGGTGCAGCTCTTGGCCGAGTCGGCCTCCGTCTTGCCCTGCAGCCCGGCGCGGCGCGCCTGTTCAAACAATGCGTCTGCGCGCATCTCGGCTTCGCGCTCGCTGGCGCGGTCGATGTCATCGGTCAATCGGCTTGCTCCGCTGGTGTCTTCTGGGTGTGCCAGTCGATCAGGGCGTTGAGGCGCTCGCGGCAGGTTTCGTGCTGCTGGCCGACGGCGATGGCCCAGGTGCCGATGTCGGTATCGGTGGCAGTGGCCCCACCTTCTGCAGCAGCTCCGGCCCCGGCCGCGGGCAGGCCGCCAAGGGCGGCGACGCTGAGACCCGGGGCGGTGTTGAGCACGCGCAAAGCGCGATCAGACAGGCAAGCGCGACCAGCGGTCGAAGCTTTGATGGCATGGGTTTTCTCCTGGGCGAGGCTGGCGTTTTGGGCGATCTGGCTCAGCAGCTGCGCGCCGAGCGCCTGGCTGCGGTCGGTGGCGTCCTGCAGGCGGGCAGCGGCGGCGATGGATGCCTTGCGCAGGGTCTCTGCGTTGTCTTCCCGCAGGCCTGCGTTTTCCATACGCAGAGCGGCGATGTCGCCCTGCAGCGGGGCGCGGGCCAGCGGCCAGGCCATGCCCATGCCGATGGCGTAAGCGAGCAGGTAGGGGGCGCTGCTGAGCCAGCTCATGCCGATGGCCCCCGCAGCGCGAGCCAGACGACGGCGATCAGGCTGAGAACAGTCAGCACGATCACAAACAGCAGCGCGGCACTCAGGTAGCGCTCCAGTCGGCCGCGGGGCATGGCGGGGCCTTGTGGTGCCACAGCTGCCGGGCCTGGCAGGGGCAGCTCAACGTCCATCTGGGCCGTGCCCATGCGGCCCTCATGCGCGTCCAGCTCCAGTTGCCAGCGGGCATCGCCCAGATCATCTTGAGCCACCATGCGCAGAAGTACGATTACCAGAGCCAGACCACCGGACACATAGGGCCACAGGTGGTCTGGGAAGAGCGGCGCGAACAGCGGCAACACCTCGCCCTGAATGCCCGAGAGCAGCGCCAGCAGCAGGGCCGCCTGCACGCTCATGAAACGCCAAGCCAGGCGCCAGTCGGGGATCAGCCGCATCACACAATCCCCTTCAGGTAGCGAGCTGGCCGCCCACCGCCGAACTGGGCGGTCAGCACCTCGCGGCGGGGAATCTGACCCGCGGCCGGGATCGCCACATGCACCCAGGTTCCCTCAAAAATCAGCTGGTCAAACTGCAACGAGCTGTCCCTGATCGCTTCCGCGATCGCCTTGGGCCGCCCGTATTTCGGTGCAATGAAGTCCGCAGCCAGGCCCCGCAGGTGGGCCGATGTGTGGGCACCGCCCACCAGGTTGTTCACCGCCGGCGAGCGGTAGCCAGACGACACCAGGATCGGTGCATTGAACAGCAGGCTGCGCACGCCTTCGAGGAAGAGCGACAACCGAGCCAGGTTGTCCAGCGCCGTGCCCACCGGCACATTGCGCAAACCCGCGCGGGCCGCGGCCTGAGAGACCGTCAGCTCAGCGAGCGAAAAGTTCGGGCTGAACCGGTGTTCGAGGTGGGTGATGGATGGCGACATGCACGGCAGGATGCCGCGCGCGCGCGTAGGGCGCTAAATGGAGTGCGTCATTGGTTGAGGGGCTCGCATCGTGACGCTATTTGCACCCGCCGAGCTGCTGGCATTCCGCGCGCAACGCCGTGGCGTCTTCGCGCAGCTCCCTGTTTCGTGTGTCGCACGTTGTCGCCAAGGCGGTCATCTCGCCTGAGATAGAACCTTCCCATGTGGCTCCGGCAAGGTTATTGTTGGCGAGATTCTTCTTGGCCCGCAGCGCCTTCATGTCGCGATCACACGCCGCGCGTTGTCTGTAGATTGCGCTTTCCGCTTCTGGCACCAAACGGACCTCCAGCTCCTTTATGCGGCGCTCTTTCTGGCTTGCTGCGACCTGCTTCTCTATGCGTTGTGCCTCTGTCATTGGATGCGCGGGCGCAGCGCCGTCGTCTCCTGCAGGAATCGCCGCGGTGTTGGCTGGTGCTGGCCTGGCAGATCCAGATGCAGGCCTGACCACGAGTGCCTCGCCCTGGCCCGCGCACGGTGCGTCCTGGAACACGGTACGGCCATCAGGGCCCTTGCACTTGTTGATCGCCCAGGCGGGTGAAACCGCCAGGCAGGTGAGCGCGAGCAGCGCTGCTTGCTTCATCATGATCATTCACCCTCCCGAGCGGCCAATCGAATCGTGGCGTCCGTCAGGTCCGCCATCATCAGCGACACCTCTTTGCCAACCTTCGACAGGATCAGCACGACGATGCCAAAGACTACCCCGCCAACGCCCGCGGCCACACCACCGTTCCACACCACCACGCAGGCCGCCACCAGAGCAATCAGCCCAATCGCCAGGCCCAACAGATAGAACAAGCCCACGACCGTGCGGAAGGCCGGGTAGTGGCTCTCTGACCGCAGGCGGTCGATGAACCTGCCGCCGCCCTCTGCACCGACCGCTTGAGCCACCTTGGCCACAACCTTGGACGGTGCCGCTGGTGCGCTCAAAACGGAGGGCTTTGGCACAGCTGCCTGGGCCGCTTCGGGGCGGACTGGCGATGGCCGAGCCTTCGAATAGATCACACCGCAAGCCGGGCACGATTCGGCGGGGTCTCCCGTGGCTTGCGCGTTGACGTGATGGCACTTTGGGCAGGTGATGATTGTCATGTGTTGCTCCCTTTAGAAATCACTGTGCCTTCAGCACAACCTCCACATACCGACGAAGCCGATACAGCTGAGCCGGCTTGAGCTCGATCACCATGCGGGTGTTGAACTCACGCTCCATGAAGTCGAGCACGGCAATGCGGTCCGGTACGCCGGCCATGAGTTGCAGCACGGCCTTTTGATCGGGTGTTGTGCGCCTGGCTTGCCGCGTACCGCCGTAGTGGTGGTTGATCACGGTCACACTGCCGTCGATGCGTCCGGCCTGCACCGTGCCGGATCCCTTGTTCACCTGCTTTGGCATCAGCATCGCCACCAGCTCTTTGATGAGTCGTCTGTACGCGATCACCGTTTACTCCCTTTGTTTTTCACCGTGACCTGGCCACCGGATTGGTGACCCACCTGCACACTGCCCGCCGCCTTGTTGACCATCTTGCCGGGCGCAGGTGCCGCACCCGGTGGCATGCCCGCTGACAACAGCGCGGCAGTCTGGATCAGGTTGCGCCGCGCCTCCGCGTTGCAGCGTCGGTAGGCGTCCACCAGCACGCGTTCATCAGAAGGCAACAAGTCCACCTCGGCCGCGGCCTGACTGCGCTCGCCGGTGACCACATAGAGCACGTCGGCACCAGCGGAGGCCATGGCTGCGAGTTGCACGGCGGTGGGTGATGAAACCCCCTTCTCCCAGTCAATCACGGTGCGCTTCGCTGCACTTGCAACTTCCGCGAAAGCCGGCTGAGTGAGGCCTAGTCGCTCCCGCTCTTCTTTCAGTCGTAAAAAAATCACGCAACTATCCGCACCTTCCTGTTGACAGGTGCAGATATCTGCACCACAATCAAAACCAATCCAAGACGAAACCAAGTCATCAACCACAGGCGAGGCCAAAAAAATGAACCCAATGACTGTCTCTGCACTTCACCCGCTCCACACGCCAAGCCAGCGCGTGGCGCTGGTCGCCATGCAACTGGCCGAGGGGCGGGGGGTGTGGTGCGAGTGCATGGCTCGCTCTTGCATTCCTTCACTGGAAGAGGTTGAGGCCCAGCTTGGCCGCGATCTTCTGCAGGAGGCTCGGGAGGTGGTAGTGGTCAACGACGCCAACCACGGCGCCGCAGGTCTTGCACTGAATAAACGAGTACTTGAACTTCGCCCCGTGGATCCCGTTTCCCGGCGGGGCCTCTGAGTCCTTCAGCTCGAACTTGTGGCTTTCACATTTCGGACACATCGACGCAGCCATTGATTTCCTCCTGAGTTTTTGAAACACAAATTTACCACTACCCACCACATCCATGACGCCAACACCTGCCATCACGCGCTTGCCGTTCCCGCAGACGGTGCAGAGCGCTCGCACCTACATCCTCAGCCACGGCCTGAACATCAGCGAGATGGCACGCGCCAACGGCCTGCCGCGCCTGGTGTTGCAAGACCTGCTGCGCCCCAACGGCCAGCTCAAGGGCCTGCGCGGTCAGGCGCACCTGGCGGCCATCGTGCTGGGCCTCAAGCCCGAACCGGACTCTGCCGCAGCCACCGACCCGCACCAACTGCCCCACCGTAAGAACACCGCGCGGGGAGCTGTGGCATGAGCAGCCCGATCAAGGTCACCTACACCCGCACCTGGGACAACAAACCGTTGGTGCAGATCGACGGCGGGGTGTTCTGCGATGTGGAGCGAACGCCCGACCAGCTGCGAGCGATGGCAGCCATGCTGCTCAAGGTGGCGGATGCCGGCGAAGCGCGCCCCACCACTGGCCGCCACTGGTCGCCCCTGCGCGTGCTGCTGAACGCCGATGGCGAACCCTGCCGCGGTGCGGTTGAGCTGATGGGGATCGACCAGGCCGCGCCCCTCGGACAAGGATGGACGGCGCGCCGTGTGGCGCCCGACCTGACCGTTGTGCACGGTGGGCACAGCCATTCTGTGGCGCACTGCGCGGGCGTCAGCGTGAACGACCTGGTGTGGGTGCGCACGCCTGAGCCAGGCCGCGCTCCACAGCTTCAAGCCTGGCATGCAGCGCCGCCAGACACTTGGGCATCACCACCTGAGCCTGCTCGCAGTTCCCTGCATAGTGGCCCAGCTGCTGGCACGCCAGCGAATTCGGGCAACCCGACCACAGCTGGTGCGCCACCGCGTCCAGGTTCATGCCCTGGGCTGCATGCTGCTGGCACACCTCAAACGCCATCTGGCGCCAGCCCACAGGCGCGCAGCCGCAGCCACAGTGCGGGCACAGCAGGCGCGGCACCTGGCGCTTGCCCCATTGCCACGCGGGTGGCTCTGGCACAACGCCCGGCACCTGCGCATGGCAGTCCAGGCACTGGTACAGAGCGGGCTGGGTGTGTGGGTGTGTCATGGCTTTGCTCCTGTGGGGGTGGTGAGTGATGGCCCAACTTTGCACTTTGCGGGGCCTTGGCGCCAGCGGCAAAACCACCCTTTGTTTGGCGTGGCGCGAACGCGCCAGCCGGAGGGTCTTCCAATGACCCGCCGCAATTGGAAACGCTACGTGCCCACCAGCCTGCGCGAAGCGCTGCAGGGCTGCAAGGACTTCGCCCTGGAGCGCCAGCGCCTGAGCGTGGAGCGCATTGCCGAGCGCATGGGCCTGGAGGACCACTGGGTGCTCTACAAGTGGATCAGCAGCGCGCGCATGCCGCTGGTCCTGGTTCCGGCCTACCAGCACGTCTGCGGGATCGACCTGGTCAACCGCTACCTCGCGGCCAGCGCCGGGCAGCTGCTGGTGCCCGTGCCCACCGGGCGACGGGCCGAGCCCACCGAGCTGGTGGCCCTGAACAGCGGCTTCGCCCAAGCGCTGCAGCTGCTGACCGACTTCTACGACGCTGGAACGGGCCGCGTGCCCGACCCCGGCGCCACGCTGGAGGCGCTGCGCAGCCACCTGGAAGCCGTCGCGGCGCACCACGCCAACGTGAGCAGCTACGCCAACCCTGAGCTGGAGTTCAACGCATGAGCACGCCCGACTACACCAACAAGGCCCAGCAGCGCTTGCTGCAGCTCATTGATCTGCTCGCGGGCCATGAGGTGCAGGGTCTGGCGCCCAGTGAGATCGCCAAGGCCATGGGCTGTTCGGCCTCGGTGATCACCAGCGACATGGCCAACCTGCAGTTGGCCGGCTGGGCCGAGCGCACGCCCAAGGGCGAGCGCTGGCGCCTATCGCCCCACCCGATCCAGCTGTCGCTGCGCTATGCCGCCGGCCTGGCCGAGAGCGAGCGCGCCCTCAAAGACATCTCGCAGCGGTTTGGCCGCAGCTGAACCACACCCCGTTTTCCATCAAACCGAACGACCACGCACCATGACCCGCCCTCAACTGACCGACGAACAGATCGAAGCAAAATTCCCCAGCAAGGCCGGCCGCAAGCCCGGCGCCGCCGCCGCCCCTTTGGTGGTGGAGGTCAACGCCACCGCTATCGCACAGGCCAGCCAAGCCACCAACGCCTTGGGCGAACTGGCGGCCAGTTACGGCCAGGGCCGCGACCTGGTGAACCAGTTGCTCGGCCAGGCGCAGGCGTTCCAGGCTGCTGGCGATCTACTCCGAACGTTCGGAGTGTCAAAGCTCGCTCTTGTTAAAGAAAACAAGCTATATCAACAACTTGCAGGAATGCGCGCTCCGAACGGTTCGGAGTTGAAGGGTACCTGGGTGGAGTTCTGTGGCTTGCTTGGCATTTCGGATGACAAGGCGAACCATGACATCGCAAACCTCAGATCCTTCGGCGAAGAGGCCCTTGAGCAAATGCAGCGCATCGGCATCGGCTACCGCGAACTGCGCCAGTACCGCAAGCTGCCCGAAGACCAGAGGCTGGCCCTGATTGAGGTGGCCAAGGCGGGCGACAAGGAAGGCTTTGTGGAGCTGGCCGAGGAGATCATCGCCCGCCACGCCAAGGAAAAGGAAGCCCTGCTCACCCAGGCCGAAGAAGCCGCCGCCGACCTGGAGGCCAAAGACCGCGTGCTGGCCGACAAGGCCGAGCAGATCCAGAAGCTCGAAGAGCAGACCGCGCGTAAGTTCAAACCGCGCCCCAACAGCGAGGCCAAGTCGCTGGAAGAGCAGAACCTGATCGAGGAGCTGGACACCGCCACGGCGGCGGCCAGCGTGTACCTGCAAAAGCTGTTCCTGGCGGCGGATGCGGCGATGCAGGATTCGCAGCGCGATGCGATCCAGTTGCGCGCCCGGCAGTCGGTGGAGTGGCTGGCCCAGCAGCTGGCCCAGATCTCCACCGAGTTCGGCATTGCGGTGAACTTTGAAGAGATGGTGCGCCCGGCCTGGCTGAGCGAAGAGGCGCTGGACGCCATGGAGGCCCGGCAGCGTGAGCAGGGCGAGAAGGGCAAGGCCAAGGGCTGATGCAGCCTTCCGCCGCCGC